CTTTGAATGGATAACAAATACCTCTACCTCACCTAACCAAGAGGTTTCGGAAATGAGTCCAAACCCAAATAATAACAGTGAAAATATTTTTGAGACAAATAACCAAGTAATTAATTACTATAATTATCGAACTAAAGAAAAATTCGTACTCACAGAATCTACTTTAGAGTATGGTAATAACTACGACACCACCAAAAATTTCATAACTAAAACCCAAACAACATCACTACTAAATACACCTTATTTTGCCAACGCAATCCTTAAAGGAGTAGAAAATGAAAAAAATGAAATAGAAAATCCATATGCGGTTTTAGGGTATTTATATTTAAATTCCTTACCTCTCACAACATTAAAAGAAAAATTTAAATCATATAGTAATAATGTTACAACAGATTTAAACTATATTTTTGCGACATTAAATAAATTTTCGTCAATACATAAAGTCCCTTATTATTGGATATTAAAATATGGTTCTATATGGTATAGATATAAAAAATATAAAGAGAGTGGTATTGATATATTAGATGATATATGGAAAGATTTTGATTATAAATTTGCGTATGACCCTATTGGGGGTAACACATCTAAATCATATACTTTTGAAAATTATGATGGGGATAGCGTTACAATAAAACAATTAGAGGAGGAGTTCGGAACTATAGTAGAAGACATATCACCTATACCCAATGAGGTGTTAAACGTAACATATCCATACGTTAATAAGAAAGTAGAAAACGGATTTTACCCAAAGGTAATAAACAGTCTGTATTATTACTTCACTAAAAAAGATATTTTCACGACTTACACTTCAGATGAAATACAAAACGCTCAAACTGAGAAAAATTTAAAAATAGGTAATTCAGATAATGGAAGTATAGATAAAATAATATCTAGTGGAGACACGAGAGGACAGTACAATATGAATAGTTGGTCTCAGTACTTTAATATAAAAGGAAATTATGATTTTAGAGAAAATCAAGAAGATAAAATATTAATTGTACCATCTTTTGGTAGTGTTAAATTTAATCAAGCTCAGTTCGAATGTTTTAATACTCAAGGTAAATATAAACAAAATTTAACAACTAATAATTCCATTTATAATGGAAGTGTTAGGTCCTTTTGGGCGTCATCTAATTTCGGTTATTTCTCTAATGAAATGGTAAGTAAACCAACACCGTTACAATACATTAAAAATATAAATCCTGAAAATAGAAACGCGCAACCATTTAATATAAGTGATACGGATACCTCACCATACTCATCTATAGATGATATATTCGGAGTTTTCACAAAGGAAATGTTGGATAATTTTGAGTCTTATTTCTTAAATTTTTGTGAAGTAGACACTAAATATAATATCGATAAGGTAAATAGAGGTGAAACTACATTTGAAGAGTTTTTAGAATTAAACTTTCCGGAATTGGTTGGGGATGATATAAGTGTAACCGACTTAAATAGAAAATTAGAATTAGAAAGGGTGTATAATAATGTGCCATCTACATTTAACGGGTTAAATGATAACGAATACGATATTAATTTATCTACGGTTATGAAGTCCTTATTTATTATAGATAAACCAACAATAACTAATAACATAGACGAGGACCTTAAGAATATAAGTGACGGTCAATTAACCTCGTTTTTAAATTATCACATTCAAAAAGCATTAAATCGTGAAATTGTATTAAAAATAGGAAATCCCGGAAAATATGATAACAAAGTTTACGGTTCAGTAACCACTGTTAGTAATCAAATGATTAAAGACCCTTATGACTTCGGAACATATGTGGCAAATAGTCTACCCACACAAGGAGGAAGTACTAGTTTAGGTGAAAGCGAGGGAAACCACGCCGAGGCATGGAATTCTATGTATCTAAATGTGGGGGAGTTTAATGAGGTAGGTTTTAAGTACGGTGATAATGGTTCGTATCTGACAGATTTTTTCGTAGACATGGATTACGAATTCAACGAAAGTAATGTTGTAAATTTATCGTCTTTAATTAAAATATATGCGGCTAAAAAATCACAAGACAGTACGTATAATAAAAATAAATTCATAGAAGATTTAAATAACTCACTAATAGATAAGGAAAACTTTCAGCAAAATATATTAAATGATATTTTCATTAAACTAAATAGACAATTACCTTCTGTTTCAGTTACTGATGATACATTTAGAATTTCAAAAATTGATGGAAACGTTCCTAAATTAGAACTATGGAAATCATTTCAAGTACTAAATGATAAGTGGATTGCTGGACAAGATTTTAAAACGAGAACTATATTCGAAGACTTTTTATTTTTAGACCGAGCCAATAGACCTATCGGAGATAAAGTTGTAATAAATATTAAAGAACTTGAGGGGTTTTTAAGGGGTAGAAGTGATAATACTACTGTATATTCTTTACTTGGGACAATATATGAAAAAAATAATTTTGTTTTTATGCCTACACCGGCATATACCAATTTCTATGGTAGAGATGATAGAGTAAAAAAAGGAGAACCATTCCCACAAGACATACCTAATGACTTGTTTGGAACATTCATGGAGGTAGATGCGAGAAACAGTAGACCAAAAATGTTAGGGGTATGGATGGGACCACCATCGGAAAACTTAGGTATGGAACAAAATAAAAATGTTAGGAAAGGTAATGACTCATTTGACATTACCAACCCATCAGACTGTCCATTGAGGGAAAATCAACAAAATAAAGACAATTATTCAGACAGTAATAGATGTGTAGGGTTTCAAGTAGACTTTGGTAAGAGAAATCAAGGAGTTTTTAACTCAGTATCTATTGATATGAATCAACATAAAAATATCGGACCAACATTTGGAGTATTAGAACAATTAGGTTCACAATCGTCTGGTCAAAAAGTTGCGCAACAATCACAATCACTTTATAATTTTTATAAGTCTAGAAGTTATACATGTCAGGTACAGTCTTTAGGTAATGTTATGATACAGCCGACTATGTACTTTAATCTAACAAACGTACCAATGTTTTACGGACCATATTACATAATGAATGTTAGTCATAATATAAGTACAAGGGGTTTCGTGACTAATTTTGAAGGAGTAAGGATGCCGAAATACTCATTTCCTACACCAGATAAATTAGTTGCTAGTGTAAACAGAGAGTTGTTAGGTTTATATCAACAGAAATTAAGGAGTATTGAAATTAATAACCCATCAGGAAAAACAAATAATATAATTGCGTTATCTGAAGCCAAAGATATTAGTCAAGTTCCTGAAGAGAAATGTAAATCACTAACTAAATTTAATGATAAGGCATTTGTTGATATGACACCGACAAAGGTTAATGGTCAAGAAGTTAAGGAGTATATAGATAACAACCAGTTTACAAATAACAATTTAAAATCATTCATATATGGAATCGCGACTCAGAATCAAGCGGTCAGACAAAATGTGTATAATAATAATTTAATGGATTTGGTTACGAGCAGAGAAATAAGGCCAACACAAAGGACACAATATTTTAACTCTCAAACTTGTATTAGCGCTAACGAACAAGTTTTCCCTATTGCATCATTTTCAAGCATTAAAGATTCATTAGATTTTATGAAAGCGACATTTAACCCCTTAGGTACAATACTTAGGGCTATAAACGAAGAGTTACAACTCACCACCACGATTAATACAACACCTAAGGCTTTAACATATTTATACTTAGCTCAAGTATATGAAATTAACCCAATACAAGGAACACCACAACAGATTATCAGTATTGTAAAAACTAAAATAAATAATAATACTGAGTATAAGTCTGAGTACGAAGAATGGTTAAATATATTTACATCGGTAGTTTCTAGGGGTGATATTTGAATATTCCAAATAAACAATATATTTATATAAAAAAGAGTAATGAACATAAAAAATTTATTAGACACATACTTACAAAAGGATAGCCGATTAACTGAACGTGATAACGGAAATGGTTATAAAGAAGTTTGTGATTTAGATACCGGAGACTGTTATACAGTAAGAATGAGAGACGGACTAATCGAAAGAGTGGATAATACTATGAAAGTAAATAAAACTCTAAGAGTTGAGACCCCAACGGGAATGAAGACACTACTAAACGGATAAATAAAAATACTATGTCAGTAGATAAAAAAATATTAGAAGAAATAAAGAGACATCAAAACATAAATAATTATGTTTTTGAGCAAGAAGAAAATTTAGACTTACCTGATGAGGGTGGTGAAGATATTGAACAAACAGATGACTTAGAAGTTGACGAAGTTCCTGAACCTGTGGACGTAAATGATGACCCAGACGTTGAAGTTGTTAACGATGATGGTGAAGTTGATGTTACTGATGAAGGGGGAACCGAAGAGTTAGATATTACAGATTTAGTGACGACACAAAAAGATATATCTAATAAACAAGATGAGTACATGGATACTATGTTTAATAAATTAGATGACTTAACAAGTAAGTTGGGGGAAATGGATTCTATATTAGACCGAATTAATAGTTTAGAAAATAAAATAGAGAAATATAGACAAAAATCACCTGAAGAAAAATTACAGTTAAGAAGTTTAGATAGTTACCCATATAATCAAAAACTAACTGATTTCTTTACCGATAAGCAAGACGAATTAGAAAAAACGGGTAAAAACGAATATGTACTTACGAGTGATGAAGTTGAAAGTTACTCCGATGGTAACATTAAAAAATCATTTGACCAACCGTTCGAAGACGAGGGTCTTATGTAATTAAGGGATAAAATATTTTTTATTAAAAAGAGACTTAATAGTCTCTTTTTTTTGTTTCTACTAATTTGACTTAAGTAAAAAATCATTTATATTTGTATAGAATAACAGATAAACATTTAAAGAAAAAAAGAAAAAACATGGCAAATGCACTCGACGCAGTACTAGCTCAGTACGACAAAAATGTCACATCTCGTGGTAATGGAGATGGAATGACACAAGAGCAACGGTTGAAGAAGTACTTCACTACGTACCTACCTAAAGGTACTAAATCTGGTCAATCTAAAATAAGAATACTACCAACGCCCGATGGTTCATCACCATTTAAAGAAGTTTGGTTTCACGAGGTTCAAGTAGACGGTAGATGGGTCAAACTATACGACCCAGGTAAAAATGACGGGGAACGCTCTCCATTGACTGAGGTCTACGAAGAACTCATGTCAACGGGAAAGGAGTCAGATAAAAAACTGGCAATGCAATACCGACCCCGCAAGTTTTACATAGTAAAAGTTGTTGACCGTGATAATGAGTCTGACGGGGTTAAATTTTGGAGATTTAAGGATAACTATAAGCAAGAAGGCATCTTGGATAAGATTATCCCAATTTGGAGAGCAAAGGGAGATGTTACGGACTCTCAAGAAGGTAGAGACTTGATTGTCGAACTCTCAAAGTCTAAAACTAATTCAGGTATTGAATATACGGTAGTTCAAACTATTATGTACGACGACCCGACATCATTAAGTGATGATGCTGATACGATGAAAGAGTGGATGGAAGATGAAATGACATGGTCTGACGTATATGCACAAAGACCTGTAGAGTATCTTGAAGCGGTCGCAAGGGGAGAGACTCCTGTTTGGGACTCAGAACTTAAAAAGTTCGTTTATGGAGACAATACTACTGAAACGATTGGTGGTAATGGTGAAAACACAACAATTAAGGAAGAAAGTGACCCACAGTCGACCACTAAAGTCGATGATAACCTTCCCTTTTAAAAATTACAAATGTTAATGGTGGGGAGGATAGAACCCTCCCCACCATTATTTTAATCAAAATAAGATGGCAATTAAAAAGAAAGACTTTAAAGATATTAAGAAGAAATTTTCTTCATCAGCTAAGTTTAAACCTCAAAAGTTTTATGACTTAGGTACTGATTTCTTAGATGCGGTAGGAGTTCCTGGACCTGCAATGGGTCACCTTAATATGTTTTTAGGTCACTCCGACACAGGAAAAACGACAGCACTTGTTAAAGCCGCTGTGGATGCACAAAAAAAAGGTATACTTCCCGTTTTTATAATTACAGAACAAAAGTGGTCTTTTGAGCACGCAAAACTTATGGGTTTTAAATGTGATGAAGTTGTTGATGAAGAAACAGGTGAGTTAGATTGGGACGGATTTTTCCTATTTAATAACAACTTTGAATACATTGAGCAAATCACTAATTTTATTAATGAATTGTTAGACGCACAGAGTAGTGGAGATTTGGACTACGACTTACTATTTTTGTGGGACTCAGTTGGTTCAGTTCCATGTAAGATGACATATGACGGTAAAGGTGGTAAACAACACAATGCAGCTGTTTTGGCAGATAAGATAGGTATGGGAATAAACCAAAGAATATCAGGTTCTCGTAGGTCAGATTCTAAACATGAGAACACACTAGTAATCGTTAACCAACCATGGGTCGAACTTCCTGACAACCCTTTTGGACAACCTAAAATTAAGGCTAAAGGAGGAGAGGCAATTTGGTTAAACTCATCATTAGTTTTTCTTTTTGGAAATCAAAAGAATGCGGGTACTACAAAAATAACTGCAGTTAAAGATAAAAGAAAAGTAAAATTTGCAACTCGGACTAAGGTCTCAGTTATGAAAAACCACATTAATGGTTTAGGATATGAAGACGGTAGAATATTGGTAACGGCTCACGGTTTTTTACCCGGAAAAGACTCCTCGGAGGAAAAAAAATCCATCGAAAAGTATAAGGGAGAAAACGCTGAGTATTGGAAAGACATTATCGGTACAGGTAGTGATTTTAAGTTGGAAGAAGAAAGTTTAATCCTTTAAATATTTTAGCGTGACTAAAACCTTATTAGTGGATGGAAATAACCTATTTAAGATAGGTTATCATGGAGTACGTGAGTATTATCATAAAGGTAATCATATAGGTGCTATATATCACTTTGTTAACACTTTACGTAAATTTATTTCAGAGTACAACTATGATAAGGTAATCGTTTTTTGGGATGGAAACGACAACTCTATACAGAGGAAGAAAATTTTTGCAGAATACAAAGAAAATAGAAGGTATAATAGACTTAATGACATTCAAATGCAGTCATTTGAATGGCAACTCAAAAGAGTAAAAGAATATCTTGAGGAAATGTTTATACGTCAGGTTATAGTTGACGGTAATGAATCAGATGATATGATAGCCCATTATTGTCATATATCAGAGGATGAAAACAAAACTATATTTTCTGCGGATAAAGACCTAACACAACTAATATCTGAAAAAGTACAAATATATTCTCCGACACAGAAACAAATGATTAAGTACGGAGATAAAGTTAAATTGAAAGATATTTCTATACCCCATCAAAACGTATCTACTTTTAAAATTATATCAGGAGATAAGTCCGACAATATTGATGGTATTTACTATTTTGGTGAAAAAACTTTCGTAAAACTTTTCCCTGAGATAGTTGATTCTGTGGTCTCTGTTGACGATATTTTAGAGAAAGGTGAAAAATTACACGAAAATGATAAGGATAACAGAGCACTACAAAACCTACTATCTGGCAAAACTAAGAGAGGGGTGTATGGTGATGAATTTTATGTTATTAATAGGAAACTTGTAGATTTATCAGTACCTTTACTAACTGAAGAAGCAAAAGAATTAGTTGAACTTTATTACTCTGAAGATATTGACCCTGAAGGTAGGGGGTATCAAAATTTGATGAGGATGATGATGGATGATGGAATATTCAAATACCTACCTAAAACTGACAACGCATGGG